TCTTCGTTTTGTAATACCTCATGAGGTATAAAAGCATCAAAAAAAACTATTTTATTTTTCTCTGGTTTTACAGCTTTTTCAAAGTAATTACAATGGGGATATCCTGGGTTATAAAACATAGTGCTTGAAGATTTATCTGTACAATTTATATACCAAATAAAAGAAAGATATGTATTGTTTTCATGATGTACATGCAAAGGATGCCTAGAATTATTATTATATTTTTGACACCAAATATTCATAAGACCTATTTTATTAAAATCTCTATTTAATTCTTTTTTAAAAAATTTAATTACCCAATCCTTATAAGAATCAATAAATATTTTTTTAAGAGAGTCTTCTTCAAAAAAGAAACTTGAATACATCTCTTCTTTTTTAAAAGATAATTTATTTATTTGATTTAATATTAACTGATTAGGTATTAAAAAAGTCTCAGTAATATTACAAGTAATATTAGTTTTATTAATATTCACTATCCCCGCATGCCGTCTGGTTTTATATCTGCTCTAAAAGTTCCATATCTCCAATTTTGATTAGTAGATGTATTAGCTATTTTTAAACTAGCAGCTCTTCCTCTAGCACGTGTGTCTACTTTATCAGTAGAGTTGGTTATTGTAAAAGGACCTAAAGGAGAAGAAGATGAACTATCTGTAGAATAATTTCTAAGGTTTATAGTAACTTCCGCATCTCCTGTTAATAATTTAAAATCAGGAATAAATCTTTTCATACTCATAAATACTTCCCCATCACCTATATCAAAATCACCAGATTGTATAAAGGCTGAAATAGCAGTTTTAGCTCCATTAGAATCCACTTCATCATTACCAACTTCATGAGCATAATAAATGCTTGCACCATTCGTGTTAGTAACCCCCTGTATTACTGGAAAATTAGGTGTTGTTGAACTATTAAATTGTGTGGCATAAGGATGGTCATATAACGTGGAATCATGCCAACTGGTTCTGTCTAAAGATCCAGTTGTCCAAACATTTTCTGTGTAATTATAAGTCACAACTCTATCTATGTTTGTTGAACCTTCTTTAGGATAAAACCAACTAACCTCTTCATATAAATGATTAAGACCAGCGTAAATCTGTTCTCCCGAACTATAGTCTATTCCTAAATTACTGCCTTTACTTGTAAACACAAAATCTTCTACTAAACAAGGTAATGATTTTACAGTACCGTCATAAACAAAAAAACCTCCTGCTTGACCCATCCACCATACTGCTCCATTAACATATTTTAACGCGTGTTGTCCAATTAAACCACAATTACTCCCTACTTGTCTTATTGAAAATGTAAAAGGTGGTCCAACAAATTGCATTACATATGCGGAAGTATCAGTAAGTATTAAAATATAGTCTTTTGCTTTCGCTGCGCCTATAATTTTTACACCAGAATCTAATCTGAAAGTCCCCGCTGTGTTAACGGATGTAGGTGAATAATCCCCAATAGATTCTTGATCTGAAAATCTTATAAACATTTTGTCTTGTGTACCGTTATTACCTATTGATGTTTCAGTTCCTAACATAATTAAATGTCTGTCTCTTTCTGAAACAATGGACATAACAGATGCTGTAGGAGATCCAGATACCACTTGAGCTCTTATACTTAAAGCGTTGGTAGAGGCAGCAATTGGATCCCAAAAAAAAGTTTTGCCGTTTTTTATAGTTGCAATAAGTTTTTGGCCAAAATGATCTAATGACCATGAAGCGGGGTCTAGTATAACAGAACTTGTTATAGACGCACTTCCCCAAGCAGTGAAAACTTCTGCGGAGGATCCATCCGCGTGAGCAGATCTTGTTCCCGCTACATCTCTTGTAATTCCTGTAAGATCATTTGATGATATACCCGTATAAGAAATAAACTCAGATCCAACTTTAATTGTCCCTGAAGTTGGAAACCCTGTGACTCCAGAAAGTGTAATAGAAGTCCCAGATCCTCCAGTGCCGTTGTTGTCGTCTAGTAATGCACCGTTAAGAGTGCTAACAACACCACTAGCACCACCAAAGGAAGATGTGCCCCAACCATATCCAGAGCTTTGATTTAAAGGACCCACACTAACGTATGGGTTTATAGTAGCTGCTCCACTTGCAGAAACAGTGGTTGTGGCAGCACTAGCCATAGTAATTGTAAAAGAATCAACTGCTGAGGTAATTACTTCAAAAGTATTAGTTTCAAAATCTGCTGCTACATATCCGGCGCCTGTCGGAGGAGTGACTGAAGTAAATGTAAATAAATCACCTTTAGCTAATCCGTGTGAAATTTTATTAACTGTTACTGTTGATGATGTATCTGTGGTATCAAAAGTAATTCCTGTAATTGCTGTATCTAAAGGTGTAATATCATAAAAAGCACCTTCATAATAAATGAATAAACCTTTACTAGTACCTAATGCTGCGTATTTTCTTCCATCTAAGTCAGCCCAAACTACTTGTTCTCTTACAGAACCTACTAAATTTTTATTTGTAATTTGACTCCATCCACCAATTTTTTCTGGTAAACCATATCTGAATCTAACAAAATCACCATCAGTCCACTGTCCTTCAGCTCCTGTTGGGGTAACTTGTTTATTAAAACCTGGGGCTATTTGTACTTTAGTTAAAGGCATATCGTATTATACCTTTATCTAGTCTTTACTTCAACATTACCTTTTGTTTCTAATTTTTTAGAAGCTTCATCCATATTAGCTGTAAAATTCATCATTACATGAACCATAGTATTAACTACGTGTTTAAATGCTGACCCATGTAAATGAAGTCTTTTAGTTTTTTGCATTGTTTTAATTTCTTCATCATTAAAAACAAAGTCTGCGCTACCATCAGGTTGTTGTATTATTTTCATTTTGGTACTCCATATATTATTCGTTTATCTTTAGCATAGTCTTTGTGAGGACCATTTTTATCTACATAATGTAAAAATGTTTGAATATGATAATCTCCCACAAATTCGTTTCTCCAATGCTCTACATCAGTACCCCAGTATAATGCAGCATCTCCATTTTTTAAATACATTGGTTTATTATCAATATAAATAGGCCAATCAGTACCGTCACTATCTATCTGACAAGTGACACTTACTTCACAAGAAGGTCTATCTTTATGTTTTTTTAAATCTGCTAGTTTTGTATAACATCTCCAAAAAGAGTAGGTAGGTATAAGTTCTAGATTTGATTCTTGTTCTACTTTTTTCAATTTAGTTATCATTAACGATTCCATTAAATAATCAGAATATTTACAAGTATCTCCATTTGTATTTTGTTTAAAATCAAAATCTTCAACATTGTTCATATGAAACATCTTAGTATAGTTCTTCAATAATTTTCTTTCTTCTTCAGTAAGAAAATTTTTAATTATTTTAAATTTAAAATCTTTTTTTAAAGTGCCCATATAACTACCGAATATCTCGTTCCCTTTTTTACTGAATTTACTTTATGTGGAAATATAAAATTACTTGGCCAAATAATCAAACGTCCTGGTTTTGGATGTATAATAGTTTCTTCTTTTGTAAGTTCATCAAAAAAAGACAACTCTCCACCTTCATAATCATTATTTAATGTAAGTATTGCACTCATTGTTCTTGGTACTGTTGCATGATGGTCGATATGATATTGATAAAAACCACCTTCTTCATACTTTAAAACAGCAATATCAATTACTGATTTAAAATTAGCTTCTCTAAAAACTTCTCTATATTTTACAAATTCTTTTCTAAATACACTTTCTATTAAATTAAACCAATGAGAGTCCGACATCGTTTGAAAATACTTATTTAAATGATAACTTTTTGTATTTCTAACTGACTTGACTTTTTCTTTATCTTTATTACCGATTGTTAAGGCTTGATCAAAATTTAATTGACTAGAATACTTTATTAATTGCGAAATTGTATTTATAGGCAAGACACCATCTACTACCTTAATGTAGTTTTTTATAGACATGGCTTATCTTATATACTATTTTATGGTAAACGTAAAATATGATATGCAGTCATTCCAGCATCTCTAAGTAATTTTACTAAAGATCCTGATTTAGGATATCCACTTGTAGGTATTGTAAAAGAATTTAAAGCACTTCTAAAATTAGACCATGTAGAATCTTCATTGTTTGCTAAATATTGGTCTATTCTTTCTATATAACAATTTACTGCTTCTCTAAAACCAGTTTCGTCAACTAAAATATCTAATCTTGGAGGCACAGCTTCAGCTTGGTCATCTGCTGTTGTTCCTGTAGTAGCTGCAGTTTCCACTAAATCATTACTGTCATCTAAAGTATATACATGTGTTTCTTCTTCTGCTTTTAAAAATTGTGCATCTGTTACATTTTTTTCAACAGCATTCATGTTTTGAATGAAAGATGTAATTTTAGTTTTCTCTGCATCATCTGCAGCCATTCTAAAAAGTTGTTTATCTACAAAATAAAAATATGCCATGATTAACTCTCAAAAATTGCAATCTTACCTGGTTTACCTGGTCGGCCTGTACTTGAGCCTCTTCCCGGTCCACCAAGACCATTGTTGTTAATTATATAAGTAACTGTGGTATTCCATAAATCACTTAATGATGGATTAATAGATGAATAATTCGCAAGATTGTTTTCATTAGGTCCTGCACTCCAAGCTAAAATAGGTATGTTAGTTGTATTGTAAGAATCAGGTCCTCTAGATCCCGGTGAACTAAAAGGTGTAAAGTCCATAGTTGAATTACTTACGTTACCCCTACTCCCTACTGTACTTTGTCTGTTTCCTCCGTTACCACCATTTGCTTGGTAACTTTGAATACTTGAACTTCCTCCAGAGCCTCCAACAGAACCGTTATTTTGTGCTCCACCGTTTCCTCCAGCAGCTACTGAATATGGTTGTGAATATGGTGCAGATACTGGTACATTATAAAAACCAAATCCAGCTCCTCCACCGCCTCTTCCAGAAAAACCATCAGAAGATCCAGCTCCTCCGCCACCACCTCCAACGATGTACATAGCAAGATTAGTTGTTCCTGGACTTGCTGTAAAAGTACCTGAAGAAGGTCCATTTACTTCTAAAGATCTAGTAGCAAAAATATCTCCGCCTGAAGATCCAGCTTCAGCAGCAGTAATTCTTCCTTGTGCATCTACCGTAATAGTTGCAGTTACATACGAACCTGCAGTAACTCCAGTGTCTGCAAGTTGGTTAGGACCAACAGCATCGTTTGCAATTTTAGCTTGAGTAATTTGTAATGCACTAATTTTTGAACTTGTAATTGCGTTGTCCGCAATTTTCGATGTAGTTACATTTGAATTTGAAATCTTGGCAGTAGTCACTGCATTGTCAGAAAGTTTTCCAGTTGAAATTGCAGCATCATCAATTTTAGCTGTAGCAATTGTTCCACCCAAAGTGTTTAATGATATTTCATTTAAATTAGTTCCATCAGAATAAGCAGCAACGATTGCAGCTTCACCTGCAGTGAAACCTGTTCCACTTACAGTTTTAATTGTTAGGTTTGTTACACCTGTTACAGCAGATAAATCAATAATATAAAATTTTTCAATTGAATCTGGAATAGTTACAGTTGATGCACTTGTTAAAGTTCCAGTGAACTTTAAAATCATATTTCTTGCATTTGATAATGTGGCATCAGACATTGCAAGAGCTACAGTTCCACCATCAGAAAGTGCTACTGCTTCATAACCTGCAATTGCTTGTTGTACTAAGTTTAAGTTTGTGTTTGTTTTATCACCCCATGTACCAGCGTTTTCGCCAGTGACCATTAGTTCAAGTTTTAGATCTGTTGAGTAACTAGATGCCATAAATTTTTTCTCCTAAATAATTATAATTTTACCTTAATCATGCAGCTAAATCAACCTCTGACCATGTATTGTTTACACCTGGGTCGATCTCATTCCATGAAGTGATATTAATACTTCCTATTGAATTAGTCAATTCTATGCCTGTAACACTCACGTTTGCGTTAGCGACAACACCTTCTTCACCTAAGAATAAGGTCGCTTCTATGCCTGTTACATCATAAATAGTGTTTTGTTCTACCTCTCCTACAGAGCTTGTTAATTCGATACCTGTTACTGTTAGATTTGCATCTGCAGTAATTGTTTCTTCTCCTACAGAGATTGTTAATTGAATACCCGTTACACTGACATTTCCGTCAGCTGTTACTGTTTCATCTCCAGTAGTACTTGTAAGCTCTTGTCCTGTAATATCTACATTTACATCA